TCCTGGAACTGCTGCCAGCGGGCGGACTGGGTGGCGGTGGCGATGCAGGTGTCGTACTCGGTTTGCAGCCATGCCTGATTGAACTTGGCGTTGATGGCGGAGACTTGGTCGCGGAAATCAGGGAAACTGCGGAGGTGGCCTTCTTCGTCGCAGAGGGCAGAGGTGATGGTGCGAAGTTCCTGATAGTTCTTGGCAGCAGAGAAACTGAAGACGTTTTGTGTGAGACGGGTGAGCATGAGGTGATCGGGAGTGTTCCAGTCGACGGATGTGAAGTTGTCGCCATAGCCGCTATAGACGCCTTCGAGAAGGGTGCGGGCGGTGGCGTTGAGTAAGTCGGGGTCGTGATGGACGCCACTGCGCTGCTGGTAGATGCTGACGCAGAGACGGGATATTTCGTCGGCAAAGTCAGGGAGTTCGTTTCCTTGTGCGACGGGACGGGAAGAAATGGGATAAAGATGGGGTATAGATAGCCGGGGGACGGGGCACGCTGCCGGATTGGAGTTCCGGGGTGCCCCTACTGAAAATTTGCGAGAAAGCCTCCGGGCTTCGCTTCGGCTCTGGGAAGCTGCTGGAAGGGTGAGGATTGCTGCACGGGGGTGGGTTCTCCATCGATGGGGATGTTGAAGGTTTTGCTGATCCACTTGGTGGGAATAGGATAACCTTTGTCGAGCAGGCGGGTGACTATCTCGAAGTAGTCTTTGAGGGAGAGCTGGACGGTGGTGTCAAAAATGAACTCGTCGGTTTCGGGGTTGATATCCCAGCCATGAACCTGCATGATGCGGAGAAGCTGGTTGTTGACGGTGAAGGTGATGATGCGACGGTCGGCGGCGGCTATCTTGCCGTCGAGGTTGCGTTCGTGGACTTCGGACTGGGAACGGGAACTGCCATTGTCGGAGATCATGGTTCCGCCAGTGATGGGTTTGCCAATTTCGGTGTTGATGCGGTCTATCTGCTTGTCGTAGACTTGGTAGGCATCGGAGCCTGCAAAGGGCTTGATGTCGATGGTGGTGCCTTCGGGCAGGACGGCCTGTGCAGCTTCGCCAAGGGCGGTGAGCATGGATTCGATTTTGTCGAGGTCGCCTTGGGAGGTTTTGTTGGTGGTGGCGGTGATGAGGGGCTGGCCGTACTTTTCGGAGAACTCCGCCCATGACTGTTGGGCGTTGCGCTTCCAGATGAGCTGGCCACAGATGTTGGCCATGAGTCCGAGATCGGTGACTTTGCCGACATGGATGAGGGTGTTCTCGAAGCCTACGGCATAGGAGATGCCCGTGGAGGCGCTGACTTCGGGGAGGACGAGGGAAAGCGCGGGGACGACGTTGCGACGCGGAACGAGGGTGAAGGACATGGTACCCGGGTCGGTGAGTTCGAGGAGGGTGTAACCGTAGTGGGGTGCTTCGAGGGCGTCTTCCATGAAGTTGTAGAACCATTCGGACATAAAGAACTTGGTTTTCTCTTCGTTGATTTCGCCTGTGCGGCGGTCTTGGATATGGAAGGGGGCGCAAAGCGTTGCGGCTTTACGGAGTTCTATCTGGGAAATGAAGTGGCCGTCGTCCTTTAGGTTGTCGTAAAGGTCTTGGAGGGCATAAAGACGAGGGGTGTTGACGTCTCCGGCCATTTCGAGCGCCTGCCGCCACTTGCGGATTTCGGCACGGGTGCGGTCTTTGAATTCGCTCACTATTTTAGCCACAATCAGATCGGGCTGTTTTCCGCGTATTTGCGGGGTTTTATTTTTAGGTTTAGCACTCATACGGTTTGTCTGTTTTAAATTCGATTTAAACGCGCTTAAACGTGGATAGCGCGGGATTAATACTTGTTGTCATTAGGTTTGTGGAGGGAATAGATGCGCAGGTCTCCGCGGTAGCTGTCCGTAGGTAGTTGCGGAAGGTCGGTGGGCATTTCACCGGAGCCGACATTCGTGAGCCAATCGAGGGCATCGGCGTAGCGTTCCTTGCGATGCTCGGGGACTTGTTTGGGGGCTTTCTTGCTCCAAAGGTGATAGAGGGCGATGTCGATGGTTATCATAATGATGTAATCGTCGCGGAGGTCACCAGTGGCGGAGAAAATGGTGTCGCAGTCGTAGCGGCCTCCGATGTACTTGCGTATCTGGGAGACAGCGAAACGTTCGGCTTTGAGTAGTGCGGTGCGCTCGTCGGAGCCGTCTAAAAGGCGGATCATTTCTTGCCGCGCCTGTACTTCGTAATCGGTTTCTTGTATAAAGTTTGCCATATCAATAGTTGTTTTTAGATTTTGAACGACGTTCGGCCCGGCTGACGGTGCGGGGCTGGAACTTCTCAACGAATGTGATTTTATTGAGGCGGGCTTGTGCGCCGTGCCAAGCGTCGGGGCCGTCGTCATTGGCCTGTGAGCCACGCTCGAAGGCGAGGAACTGGTCGACAAGGGTGATAAAGTCGGGATTTTGCTGCATGAGGATGTTGAAGATGACGTTGTGGCGCTCGAAGAATCCGGCGGTGGACTCGACACGGTCGTACTTGTCGGCCTTGCCACGCTTGTCGGCGGTGACGGGGATGTGGTAGCCGCGTTCGTCACCTTCGGTGTCGAAGTCGTTGACGAACTCGTCCATAGCGAAAAGGCCTTCGATGACATAGGAGATGTTGAAGCGTTCCAACTTCAAGTCCTCGTAAAGATCGTAGAGCCAGGCGGCGCACTTGGCACGGGAACCACGACGGAGGTAGACGTGGATGATGTGGTACTGACGCCCTATTTTGCCAACGAGGAGCATGGCTTTGTAGTCTCCGGCGGCTTTATAGGAAAGGTCGCCGTAGAAGCAGAGGCCATCGTACTCTTTGAGAGGAAGCATTTGTCCCCATACGATATCTTCGTGACGGAAGACGGCACCGTCCTGAATGTGAACGTGCATGAACTCGCGCATGAAGGAACGGTACGGGATGTCGTTGAACTTCTTACGCCAGTAGGCGGCATCGGCTTTTTCAGGCCATTCGGGGGTAAAATCGTTGAGGTTCTTGACGGCACAGACTTTGAGGAGATAGTAGTTTGTAGTGTCGCCATCCTGAAGGGCTTGCTGCTGTTTTTGCAGGAAAAGCTGGTGCAGGCGGTTGGTGATGCTGTTTTTGTGGAAGTTGTTGTTGGCATAGATGAAGCGGTCGGTTGCATCGGGGTCGGTGTCGAAGGTTCCCCAGACGTCTTCGGTGATGAATTCGATGGCTTCGCGCATGAGGCGGTCGTTGTTGACGTGGCGTTTGTTGTCAACGTCGTCGATGACGATGTAGTCCGGGCGGTTCTCGTCTTCGCGGGCACCACGGGGGGACTGCATGAATCCGAGAGCGGTGAACTTGACACCGTCGACGGTGGTGAAATCGCCATCAGCCCAGTCGCCGTACTGGAAACGCTGGCCGTAATCGTTAAGGATGCGTTGATTGTGTTGCAGTTGCGCCTGAAGGGAGGAAAGGAGCTTGCGGGCTTTGGGTTCGGTTTCGCCGATAAGAAGCATGTAGTGGAGATCGCCCTTGACCAAGTAGAGGAAAAGGGGGATGCCCATGTCTATGTGCACGGATTTGGCGGCGGAGCGGTACCACTCGGCAAGGGCGCGAATGTGACGGTTCTCTATGACTTTGTTAGCCAGACGCTTGTGGAACCATGCGCAGGGCTTCTTGGCAAAGTTGGGGAAGTAATAACTGAACCAACGGGTGTAGTCGGCTTCGAGATGGCGCATGCGCCTGACTTTCTCCGCAGGGGTTTCGTTGATGCGGATGGTGGTGGATTTAGCAATGCGCTGGCAATGCTTGTCGTAGTCGTTGAGGAGTTTGTCGTATTTAAGAGCCATTTGAATTTACAATTTAGCGATTTACAATTTACAATTGAGATTAGCCCGGTGTCAGGCTTCGAGGCTGACGCGGTACTGAAGAAAGAGTTTGTGCCAACGGGTGAACTGAATGGCGGTGGCAGGTTCCTGCTCGGACATCCAGATGTCGAACTCGCGGAAGACGTCCATGACGGTGCGGACATTGATTTTCTTGTCGAGCTGGTCGATAGCCGCCATGATTTTACTGAGCTGGTCGGCCTTGACGAGGGATTCTTCGCCTTTGGCAAGTTTTTCGGCTTCTTTGAGAAGAAGCTCTTTTATTTTGAGCGGGGTTAGCTGTGCTTCGGTCTTGCGGTCGTCCCACGATTTTTCGCCCTCACGGCCTTTCTTCCATCGGCTGACGGTCTGTTCTGTTACTCCTAAATTTTCGGCAATTTCGCGCCCTGTAAGGCCGAGACGTATGTACATGTCTTCGGCTATCTCACGTTTCTTGTCGTTCCCTATCTCTGCCATAGCTTTACACTTTTTTTTAGACAAAGATGAGTGCTAAATAGCTGAAAACGAAAGAAGTGTTCAAGCCTTAAAACGGATGGTTCAAGGGGCGTACAGATAGTTGCGCGGGTAGAAAAAGGGGATTATGTTTGCTGAAAAAACAAGCGGCGAATGGTAAAAGAGAAGAAAAAAGGTGAGGTGAAGCTGTACGGTGAGATTTATCCGTATGGAATAAATTCGGCGGCTGACTTCATTGCCCGCTTTGATGAAGCGAGGAAGGGCGCTGATGAAGTGAATCTGCTGCTGCATACACAAGGCGGCGACGTGCAAGAAGGAACGCTGATTTATAACCACATCAAGGGGTGCGGGGTGAAGGTGAATGTGATTGTGGCCGGGGTGTCGTGCTCGATGGGGACGGTAATAATGATGGCGGCGGCAAAGGTGTACATGTGTGAGAACTCGTACATGATGGTGCATGCACCGAAAGGCGGATGCTACGGTACAGCGGCAGAGATGGAGAAAGCGGCGAAAGGACTGCGGGGAATGGAGAAGAATTTCAAGAAGGTATATGCCAGCAAAACAGGGAAGAGTGAAAAGGAAGTTGAGGAATTGCTGGTAGGCGACAACTGGTTTACGGCGCAGGAGGCGATGGATGCAAAACTAATAGACGGCATTGTGGAACCAATAGCCACAGGCGTTACGCAGGTATCCGCGGAGGAATTGAAAATGCAAACACCCAAGGCGCTGTATAGCCGGTTCGCGGCCTGTCTGGAAGAGACTACGGAAGGGACGGAAGGAAATGGAGTTTTGAAAAACAGTAATAACCAAAAAAATGAGAGTGAAATGGACAAAGAAGGTTTGATTAAGAAGTTCGGATTGACGGGCGTAACGGCACAAAGTACCGACAAGGAAATTGAGGACGCAATACAGGTAAAACTGGATGCGGAGAAGAACCGGGCAGACAATGCGGAGGCTGCGATGCAGGCTGCGAACAAGAAACGGATTACGGACACGGTGAACGCGGCTGCAAAGGCCGGAAAGATTCAGGCAGGACAGACGGCTACATTTGTGGCTATCGGTGAGAAATCGGGGATTGAGGCGCTGGAGACGGTGCTGGGTGGTATGAAACCTGCACCGTCACTGGTGGAAGTTACGAGAGGCGGAGCGGCGAATATGGCCGGAGCAGCGAATGGAGCGCGTACGGACTGGGGCTGGGAACAGTGGCAGAAAGAAGACCCGAGAGGGCTGGAAGCGTTGGCGAAGAGTGAACCGGAGAAGTTTGAGGCGTTGTATAAGGCGACGTTTAAAGGGTAAATAATCAGTATTTAAAAAGAAGATTTTGTGAAGATGAGAAAGAAGATGATTAGAATTGTGATGGCTCTTGTGGGGCTGTTGGTTTGTACGGTAATGGGCGGGCTGCTTGCTTCGTGTATCGGGGTTCCGGCTTGGCTGGGAGCTATCGGGATGGTGGTTATCGGTGTGGGCAGCTATTTTGTGAGATTGCCGAACGGATTGCGTGCGGGTGTGTATGTGGAAGTATGGACACGGCAGGTGGTGGAACATTATACGCATGCGCTGGAGGGAACGTTCTTGGAGGGTGTGCCGGACTTCAGCCAGTATGCGGAAAATGATGTGGTGCATCTGAGCGATGTGTCGGGAGACCCGACGGTGCTGGTGGACAACACGACGTATCCGCTGGAGATTGAGGAACTGGAAGACGGGGATGTGTCGATAAAGCTGAGCAAGTTTGAGACGAAACCGACACAAGTGACGGATGATGAACTGTATGCGCTGGCGTATGACAAGATGGGACTGGTGAAGACCAGACACGGGAACCGATTGAGTGAAACGATGCTGGATAAGGCCATTCATGCGTTTGCTCCGACGGAGGACACAGCGGAGACGCCTGTGCTGCTGACTACCGGAACGACGGATGAGGACGGACGCAAGAAGTTGACACGTCTGGATGTGATTGCGTTGCGCAGGAAGCTGGATAAGCTGAAGGTGCCGAAGAAGGGACGCAGACTGGTGCTTTGCAGTGACCATGTGGCGGATTTGCTGGAAATAGACCAGAAGTTCCAGAACCAGTATCATGATTACTCGACGGGAGTGATTATGAAGATGTACGGGTTTGAGATTTATGAGGCGGTGAACTGTCCGCTGTTTGACTGTACGACGAAAAAGAAGAAGAGCTTCGGTTCGGTGGCTACGGTGAATGATTTTGAGGGGTCGGTATTCTTCTACGTGCCGCGCATGTTCAAGTGCAAGGGCGGTACGAAGATGTACTACAGCAAGGCGGAGAATGACCCGGTGAACAAGCGGAATCTGGTGAGCTTTACGACGAGGTTCGTGGCACTTCCGCAGAAGAAAGAGGGTGCGGTAGGTGCTATCGTGTCGGGTAAATAAACAATCGAGAAGTGTATAACCAAAGGGACGGGGATTTATCCCCTACCCTTGTAATAAACAATAATATGGCAAAGAAAGTGACGAAAGTGACAACGGAGGCGCAACGTATCTGCAAAGAGCTGGGTGTGGACAGATTGTTCTACAACACGAAAGGAGAATACTTCACGAACCACTCTTATGCGGTGGCGAGTGAAGGGGGCGACAAGAAAAAGGTGTCCACCTATATGTATGACGCTGACGAGGAAGAAAAGGCACCGGAGAAAGAGGTGAAAGCGGATAAGAAGGATGTGAAAGCAGAGAAGGAAGCTGTGAAAGTGGAGAAGGAAGCTGTGGATGCCGGAAATGCAACTGAAAAGACGGAAGGCGATGAATAGAGTCAATATCAAAAAGGGCAAAGTTGGCCGGAATGCCGCAGGCGGTTATGAAAAGATTTCGGCACTGGTGGGGTATTTCGGTGCGGTGGGCAGCGGAGAGACGACACTGGCAGAGGGGAAATACGCATTGCTGACTTCTACGAACGACATGACGGCATACGGTATCAGTGAAGCAGCGAATGCGTTGTTGTATCACCATATTACGGAATACTTCCGCATGGGTGGTAAAGGAGCACAGTTGTACGTGCTGAATGTGGCTAAGGGAGAAGGTGGCAAGTATGCAAATCTGATTAATGATGAGGCGGTGACGGGGCTGATTGCGGATAGTGACGGTCAGGTGTTCAACATCGGTTTTTGCTATATATCAGATAAAGTGACGCTGGTGGATGGAATACCGGATGAAATGAGCACTGCCATAGTGGATGCACAACTGCTGGCGGACTGGGCACGGCAAGGCGGAAGACCTGTGCATGTGGTGCTGGAATGTGCAGGACTGAGCACCGTGACAGCGGCAACGATGGCGAACATGAGGGAACTGAAGGTGGAAGGTGCCACACTGGATTGCCCGCAGGTGAGCGTGATGATCGGTCAAGATTGGGGTTTTGCCGAGACGCTGACAGGGGCGGCGCAGAAATATGCTGCGGTAGGCAGTTTGTTGGGGTGTATGGCGGCTCAGCCTGTATCGTACAACATCGGCGAGGTGGCTACGATGATACTGACGGATGCGAACCGGGGAAACTGGGTGAATGCGGGATTGTCGAGTCATGAGCGGGTGAAGGATAAAGAGAAGGAGCTGGAGAGCCTGAATGCGAAAGGTTATATTCTGGGGGAATATTACTCCGGAGTGGTGTGTCTGAATGATGACCATGTGTGCGCCCGGATTGTGGTGGACAAGGATGGGAACATGAGCGAAAGCACTATTGCTATGAGCCGGACGAACTGCAAGGTGATACGGGAACTGTATGCGGCTTACTTGCAGAAGGTGAAAACGACGGTACCCGTTGACCCAGTGACGGGGAAGCTGACGACGGGGATGGTGAAGTACTTTGAGGATATCGGCAACGATATCTTTGCGAACATGGCGGCCAAGCAGGAACTGAGCGGCGGAGAGACTGAAGTGGATGAAGACAGTAACCTGATGACCGGGGAACGGACGCTGGAGGTATTCTTTCGGTGGGTGCCTATGGGGTGTATCGGTTCCATCGAAGGGACGGTGAATATTAAGAGTTCTATTTAGTTGACGAGGAGGCAATATGAAGATAAGAAGAGACGGAAAAGCGTATGACGGCGGGGATGCCACGATAACGGCGCTGGGGCAGGTGTGGGAAGAGGTGACGGCCATAGAGTACGGCACGACACAGGAACACCAGAAAAACCACACGATAGGCAACCGCAGGGCTACGAGCTGGAGCATGGGCAAGATAGACCATACGGGAAGCATTACGATGATGATGAACCAAGCGGTGGCATTGGAAGGTGCCTGCGGAGGGGACTTATTGAGCATCAAGCCGTTTCCTATCAATGTGACATTCGTGGACGGTTATAACAAAGTGGTGAATGATACGATTCTGGCCAAATTCCAGAGTCAGGGACGCGAAGTGAATACGGAAATGGGACTGAACAAGCAGTATGAACTGTTTGTGCTGGAAGTGGAATACAATAACGTATAAATTAAAAATTAAAGAATTAAA